AGTATAAATGGCACATTATGAAATGTATATATGTTTAAACAAAGCAACTTATGAAAGTGCAATACCAAGTGTATTACAGCCTAAACTAGGTTGGAATAATTATACATACACAGATGATGGTGAGATAGATACAACTACAGCCTATACTCCAACTTGGAAAGAAGCAGCATTTAAAGGTAAGCTTGGTGCACCTAGAGTGTCTCATGATGGAGCATATATCATTGTTAAAGGAGAGTTTTCTATGTTAACAGGTGAACTATCAGCTATAACAAATTTAGGTGCTAATTTAGCATATCCTAATAACTCAGTATTAACTAAAACAGAAGCACAAACATTAGCAAACTCATCAACATTTACAGGAGAATAAACGGATATGATAGAATATAAAATATTAATAGATTATCCTGGTTATTATACAAGCACAAATATATTAATATATAAGGTATGGCATGGCATTAGTTACTAATTTTTTAGATAGAATAAAAGATTTATCAGGAGACTGTAGTGATGATAATGCTATTGAAACATTTATTACCGATGGATGTTATGATGTTATTAATCGTGTAAAAGCTGTAAATCCTCAAAAATTAGATTTATTTACAACTTCTCATTCACTTACTGCTCCATCTGTATCTGTTACATCAGAAAGAGATATAGTAAGTGTATACAGACAAAAAGAAGCTATAACTAATAGCTCTAATTTATTAAGCGCAGTAAATTCAGGTTTTGAAAGTAGTGTAACAGAACAAACAACCTTAACATCTGTATCATCTGGAGAATGGCTAGATAGTTCATCTGACATAGGAACTCCAGGCTCTATATCTGTTCATTCAAGCGCAGCCAAGACAGGTTCTAATGGATTATTATTAACTTGTACAGGTGCAACAAATTATGCTTATTATGCTCATACTACAGAAGTAGGTAAAAAATATAAATATACAATAAATTTAAAAGGTCCAGTTAGTAATAGTGTAGCAGCTATATTATTACAAGCAAGAACTAATTTATTAACTATATTAGCTCAATCAGATACTGCAATAGTAACTACATCATTTCAGTCTTTATCTGTAGAATTTACTGCAACAACAACATTAAGTATATTTTCAATAGTATTTGTTGGGACAACATCAGATACAGCATATGTAGATGATGCAGAATTAGTATCTATAGAAAATACAGGAAATTATTATCCTTGTAGATATGTATCGTCAGAAGAAGGTAAATATACTATATTAAATGAAAATAGTATTTATTATGCAAATAATCCATATGACCCTGTATATTATATAGATTCAGGAACTTTATTTGTAATTCCAGCTCCTAATACAAGTAATCCTGTATCATATAAAAAAATACCTGAATATACAATTACAAATATTGATAGTAGTACTTCAGATATAGCAAATTTCCCTACTGAATATTATGAGCATGTACTTACTTATGCTGGCATACATAATTTGCAAAGACAGATAAATAATTTATCAGGGACATTAACAAGCGGATATACTTCTCCACAAGTTGATGGAACTACTAATAGTTTAACAGCTATGGAAAATATTGCTGCAGAAGAAACACCATTAGGAATTGATGCTAATTTTGATGATTATAGTAAATGGTTCCAAGTTTTAGCTGAATATATAGAAGATGAAGAAGATTCAGAATTAGCTCAAATGCAGATAAGTAAAATACAGACATATCTATCTTCATATCAAACAAGTCAATCAGACCAACAACAAACTTATAAGTCTAATATTGAGAGACATGCATTTTTAATACAAATATTGCAAATACAACAAAAAATATTAACTGATAAATACACAGCCATGTTTATATCAGAAGGTGTAAAGCTAGGAGATAGTTAATGAAATTACAAGAACTTATAGAATTAGTGCAACAACATCATCCTGAGCTTGGTCATAATCAAATAGTATTAGAAGCTAATAGAGCATTAAATGATTTTAGTATGCAAACAAAATTAGTTAGAGGAACATTTGATATAAATACAGAAATAGATAAAAGATTTTATGATTTAGATGAAAATATAATAGAGATAGAAGAAGTTATTTATGACCATGGGACAGGTAAAGGAACTGCAATACCTAGATTAATTAATAAACCAAGAGTTAAGGATACAACATAATGGCACAACCAACATATCCACATAATATAGAAAAAGAATATGTATATTGGGTTGAAAGAAATCAAATAGCAATAGCATATAGAAAAGATACTCTTACAACTGGAATAGATGTTGTACCTGCGATAGAGCCTGAAGGTGAATTTTTGTCACCTCATAAAGCTGTAAAAATAAAAATTTATGCAATAAAAAAAGCTGAAGTATTAAGTGATAGAGAAGAAGCTGCAGGTACTGCTCCATCAGGTAAATTTATATTAGGTGAGTTAGATGATAAGCCTGAGTTTGATGAGCAGCATCATGAAGCAATATTAATGTATGTATTGTGGAAAGGCTATGAAAAAAAATCAGCAGTAGATATTAGTAATCTAAGGATGGCTCAATATTTTAGAAAAAGATATCAAGAGTGTGTTCAAATGGCTATGAGAACAGCATCTAGTAATAGAATTAGAGGACCAAGACAAGTAAAATATAACAAAACATTAGGGATACTATGAAGAAAGAAATAAAAGATATTATAGAGTGGACATTATATAAAATGGGTATGTATTCAGAAGATGCTGCTGCTATGATTTATAGAACAGGAATGGCTGAAACAGGCTATAAACATTTAAAACAAATGGGTGGTGGACCTGCTATAGGTTTTTTTCAAATAGAACCTGCAACTATGTATGATGTTTTAGATAATTATGTGGCATATAGACCACAGATAAAATCAGATTTATATGCTCTTGGGTATGATGATAGTGATGCAGAAACAAGAGTTATGGGGAATATAGCATTACAAGTAGCTTTTTGTAGATTATGTTATAGAAGGGATAAAAATCCAATACCAAAATTAGAAGATATGGAAGCACAAGCAAAGTATTGGAAAAAAGTATACAATACTGAGTTAGGGAAAGGTACTGTTAAACATTTTATGGAAATGAATAATGGATAATGATTTAGCAAATAAAATTAATGACATTAAAACTGCTGTAGAATATGAATCTAAATTTTCCAAAGAACATAGAGATTGGATGGTTAATACTGTAACAGAGATAAAAGATGATGTTAAAAAAATAAATAGCAGAGTTAGAAATAATGAAATACAGTTAGGTTGGATGAAAGGTATAATAGCTATGATTACAGCTGGATTAGGATGGTTGATAGGTAAAGAAATTTGAAAACAGCTAAAAGAGCAATAGTAACTCCTGATAAACATTTTCCTTTACATGATAGACCATCTATAAGCGTTCTTTGCCAAGCAATAGAAATGGTAAAACCTAATATTTATATTGATTTAGGTGATATTGGAGAGTGGAATAGTTTTAGTGCATGGAAGTGGAAAAGAAAAAAGAAACCTCCATTAGAACATATTATACCTGGATTAGATAAAGAAGTGCAGGATGTCAATGAATGTATGGATATAATAGATGAATCTTTAGATAAAGTTGATTGCAAAGAAAGATATATAACAGAAGGTAATCATGATAATTGGTTAAATATGTTTGTAGAAGAATATCCATATCTTCCGCATTATAAGTTTGCAGAAGCAGTAAAGCTAAAGAAAAGAGGATATGAATATTATCCTTTTGGTAAATATTTAAAAGTAGGAAAGTTGCACTTTTATCATGGTCATCAGTTTGGTGGTCAGTATCATGCAGCTAATCATTTGAGGAAAAAAGGTTGCAATGTAATGTATGGACATTGGCATGACCTACAACAACATAGTGTAACTCATCATGATGGACCTAAATCTGCATGGAGTGTAGGTTGCTTAAAAGATATGAGTCATGAAGCTAATCAATGGTTACAACATAGAGATACTAATTGGGCTCATGCATTTGCAATAATAGATTTTTATGATAGTGGACTATTTTCAGTCCATATAGTACAAATAATTAATGGTAAGACTTCTTTATGGGGAGAAGTTTTAAATGGAAATAGGAGTTAAATATGGCTAAACTAAGTATAGCAGGAAAAGTATCTGCAACTATAGGAGGAAAAACAAAATTATTTACTCCTAATACCTCTAAAACAGATATAACTGAAGCATTAGATATGGAAGTTCAAGTGTCTCATAATGAACCGCCATCAACAATTTTTGAACTTACACCTGATGCAAGAGGTGCAGGTAATGCAATGAATAATTATAAATTTTTAGGAATACAAAATACAGGAAAGGTTCCTGCTGAAATTATGGTAGAGGCTACACAATATTATGATAATAGTAATGTAGATGAAGCACCAACAAGTGGTTCTAATTTTAATAGAGAAGCTTTTGTAAGTACGATTATTTTTCCTGGTGACCAAATAGTATTGCCTACACCAAGAATGGTTATTTATAATGAAGATGCTACAGATTCTCCTGAAAGTGCTGCAAATGCAGTAGCAGTAGCAGCTGTATCATCAATAACTAAATCTATAACAAGTGGAGCTAATGATGGACCAACTGATGGTAATGGTGAAGCATCCTCTACTGACCATTTTGGTGAAACAGATACAGCAGGAATAGTTCCAGGTTCTTATGTAATTAACTTTTATGCAGCAGGATATCAAGAATTAGGGATAACAAATTCTACAAATAAAGGAGCGGCTGTAACTTCATCTACAGATTCTGATTTAGTTGCAAATACAGCATATGCTTTTAATATTCAAGTAGATGGTGCATCTGCAGAAACTATATCATTTACAACACATACATCAGATGTTACTTTGGGAATACCTACAGATAGTGCTAGTACAGGAGTATTAAGAAAAATACAAGAAGCTTTAGATGCAAATTCAGTAACTAGAGGAGTAACGGTATCTATTGTAGATGGAGATGTTAGATTTACATCAAAAACTAGATTAAATTCTTCAGCCATTGCATTAGCAGCCCCAAGTTCAGGAACTACAGTTTTTGGTGTTGGAATTATACCTGCAATAGGTAACATAGATGGAGCAGTTGCTGCTGCATTAGAATCAACCTCAACAACAGGAAATACATTGTTAAGCACAAAAGTAAAAGGAAATAATACTGACCATTTAATGCTAGACCAAGGTGATGGTACAATGTCAAGAGTAAATGGAGGAACAGCTACCATTGATTATGATGAAGGTGGTACTGTTACATTAACAGGATGTCCACCCCATGCAACATTTCAAGTTCATTATATTTATAATTCTGCACATAGTGGAGAGCTTACAGTAGCAGCAGGAACAGCTAATGCTTTGAAAAAAATATATGCTAGAAGTGTTAATAGAGCAGAAAATGCACAACTACAAGTCGCAGCATTTAATTAGGAGATAAAATGTCACTTAGTAAAGAAGAAATATTAAAAAAGAAAAAAGAACGAGCAGCAGCTAAAAGGCTTATGATAGATAAGCTTAGATTTTGGGTAGGCGTATTTAGTGTGCCTACTATACTTATTATGGCGTGTATGCTTATAGCTGCAGCTTACTATCTAGGTGAATCACAGTTGGCTGTTGTAACTGGACTTATTTCTACTATTACAATAGGTTTAATTAATGTTCTTAATGGAATGGTAGTGCCACCTGCACCTGAAGACCCACTAGCTGTTGTAGCTAAAGATTTAGTTCATCACTTACAAGACCAAGCTAATAAAGATATGGAAGTATCTATGGATAGAAATAAAATTAAAATTGGTGGTCATGGTGTTAAAATGGAATCAAAAACACCACAAGACCCATTATGGGGAGATGATAAGCCTTTAAAAAAGAAAGGTAAAAAGTAATGTTATTTTTAGGATGGCTTACATTAGTTAGTTTTACAGTTGGAGTTGGCGAATATTATAATTGTAAATATCCAAGAGTAGATGAACATTATAGTAGTGAAGGATTTTTTTGTAACTGGGAAGATAGAGATTTTTATAAAGAGAATGGTAAGTGGGTACTTACTCCTATAGATTCTACAGATAATTGTTTTGAAGAAAAATGGAGAGAAAAGTATTGGGAGAACAGATAATGGATTTTATTGTAGCATTTATAAAATCTATTTTTATATCTATACCTATAATGTTTGTATGGGTAGCTATTAAAATTAAATGGAACGAGTGGAGAGAAAGTAGATGAGAGATTGCGAGACGAGATTATTATTGCTATATGTGCAGTATTAATACATTATGCTTTAGAATTTGGTAAAAAACTAGGGGACTATAGTTGTCCTCCGTATTGCGAAGTAAACCATCAACACATAAAAAAGGAGCAAATAAATGGACATGAAGGAAATGATAGCTAATTACATTTTTAACGATGAGATGAAAGAAAAAATTGTTAAAGAGTTGAATGAAAATGTAAACATTCCAATTATTAATGAAGAAACAGAAGGTAAAATTATTGAAGCAATTTACGAATCTGTAGAATCTGTAGTAAAGGCTGTAATATTAAAGTAAATGGCTAAAAGAACCGTCAATTTAATCAACTTTGAAGGTGGGGTTAATAGAGATGCAGACCCACGAGATATTAGAGATAATGAATCTGCTATATTGTGGGGATGGAACGTTTCTGATAAAGGGGTTCTGCGTCTTGGCGGTGGACAGGCTGTACCAACTGAAGGTCCTACAGACAATGTAATAACTACAAATATAGATGAAGATATGGCTGGTCATGGATTAGGTTATTTTACAGCAGATTATAGGTTATTAAATTTTGAACAAGAAAAAACAAATTATATTTTTATAGCAGATAGCGATTCTAAAATACATGTACATCCATATGATGCAACAGGTGAGGATAGTTTTAATGAAAATTTAATAGAAGAGTTTAGCTTAGGAACTGATACTAGTCCAAAAGTTAAATACTACACAGGTGATGATGGTATTAGAATATATGATGCAAAGTTTGAAAATAACAATAATACTAATAAAACACTTTTACCTGTACAATATGAGTATTGTAAAAAAGCTTTATCTATTAATGATGATGAATTATTAGAAAATTTTGAAGGTGATGACGATAATCCTCCTGCAAGTGCATATGAAACAAAACAATGGATATTTGGGAATGCATTTATAGATACTAGTAATAACTTTGGACATATAGAATTAGACCCTGGTGAATCTGTAGAAAATGATGGATATTTTAGCAGTATAACAAAAGAGGGATTTTTAGCAAGTAAAGCTTCAGGAGGGACTGATACTGTTCCTACTTCTAGTGATGATATGGTTGATAAAAGATTTTTTAATTTTAATTTTAACAGTTCAGTACATTCTTTAAATTCAGGAGGAGCAGGATTAGGAAATAAAGTATGGGTAGCTTTTGCTTCGACGGGAGAAGATTCTGAAGATACAAGTTTAAAAAAAGCATGGAATCCATTTATTACTTTTATATATGATGAAAAACAAGAAACAGCACCAATTCCTGTAAGAAATAGTGGTGGTACTTTAGTTGAAAATGGAGACCCTGTTAAAACAACAATAGCATTAGCTGGAGAACAAATAAGATTTATGGTAGGTTTTGCAATGATTGGTAAAAATGCAACACAAGGAGCAGAAATACAATGGGATGAAAATTTTACATATGCAGATTTAAAAACTTGGAACTCTAGAATAACAGGTATATGTTTATACATAGCAGAAGCTGATGATGACCAATCTATAACATCAGACAGAATGTTATTTTTAGTGCATGAAATTAATTTATTAACAGGAAAGGTTAGAACTCCAGCTAGAAGTTTAGGAGAACAGCAAAGTAATTTAGTATGGTCTAGTGCAAACTCTACATTTGCAACTGGATGGGATAATTATATACAACAGCTACCTGGAGAAACATATCAAACTAGAATAGGCTATAATCCTTTCGGTAGTTTTTATAAAAAATACAAAACTGCTACAGTATTAAATGGAAGAACATATATTGGAAATGTAGCAACATTAAAAGAAGATGGTAGTATTAAAAGAATATATAATGATAGAATTATACAAAGTCCTGTAGGTTCTTATGATGTATTTCCTGAAGAAAATTTAATTGATGTTGTTTATGATGGAGATGAAATAATACACTTAGAAGGATTTTCAGATAGAATATTACAATATAAAAGAAATAGTTTATATATTATAAATGTATCTCAAGATTTTGCTTTTATAGAAGGAACATATAAAGGATTAGGAGTTAGACATCATACACAGGTTTGCAAAACTCCAAATGGAATAGCTTGGGTTAATGATGAAGGATGTCATTTTTATGATGGTAGACAAGTTGTAAATCTTATAAACACTAAAATAAAAAGAGGAAAACCTTTAGGAATAGAATCTACAAATGCACAAAGACAAAATGCTCCATTTGATGCTTTATTTGATGATGAAGGTGATTATCAAGAATTTAACAAATGGCATGAATATTTAGGTTGGGCAGCATTTATGAACTCAGAGTTTGAAGATATAGTTGATGGAGCTAATAATTTTCAAAAAAATTCTATGCCAAGTATAGGATATGATGCAGCATCTAATAAATTAATAATAATAAAAAGTTTAAATGATAGAGGCGTAAATAAATGCACAGGATGGGTATATGCTTATGATTTTGTAAATGCAGCTTGGACATTGCATCCTGGAGCTTATGAACCTACTAGAGAAAATTTTGGCAAATCAAATTTTATTACTAATTCTAAAAATGAATTAATATTATATAATCGTGCTGTAAATGAAGATGCAAAGTTAAGTAAATGGACAGATTTTTACAATAATAGAGATTTTGTGCAAAATAACTCAGAAGAACATCAAATACTTTATAAAAGCAAAGACTATGATTTTGGAGAACCATCAACAAAGAAAAATGTTTATAAATTATATATAACATATAAAGCATTTAATGACACAAGAATTAAACCAATATTTTTAATAAATGGATATAAAGGTCAAAGAATGTCTACATCTGGTGGTTTTTCATATAGAATATTAAGTGGTAATGGTCAGTTTGAGTCCAATGAATATTTAAATGATAATGGATTTAAAAGTACAAGTGGTGAATGGAAAAGAGTTGAGCTTAAATTTACACAACCATCAAAATTAAAAAATATATTTTCTTTTCAATTTGTTATGTATAATTCTAACCCATTCATTCCTATAACAGTTTCAAACACTAATAATAATGAATCTAGAAATATTACTAATGATAATTTTTCAGGAGACTTTAAAGTAAATGATATATCTATTATATATAGATTTAAAGGTGGTAGATAATGGATTCACGTTTTGAAAGAATATTAAATAAAAATAAAGGTTTTAGAGTTAACTTTTCACAAAAAACAAACTTAGATAATAGTGAAGGCGAAGAAGGTGAGTATCGTATAAATAAAGTAAATGGAGTTAGTAAATTATTTATTAAATTAAATAAGAAATGGGAGCCAATAACACCTGAAGGTAGTTTACAAAAAAACGGTTATGTAAAGTTCGGTAATGGGTTTCAAATTACATGGGGAGAAAATAGCACAGATAATGATAGTGAATATACAGTTAACTTTAGTAAATCATTTAATACTATGTGTGTAGGAGTTATGATAAATAATCAAAAAGCAGATGCTCAGTATCCAATGTATGCTAAATCATTTGATACAAAAGGATTTAAAATAGATAGAAATGATAGTATAAATGGCTCTCAAACAATAAACTTTATAGCAATAGGATTTTAAGGAGTAAATATGGCAATAACAGGACCAAAATCAGACCAATCAATAGGATATGTATCTAATCAATTTAATGACAGATTAAGGCTATTATTAGCAGAATTGCAAAATACTATAGCAGA